AACTGATAATAAAATGCCTAAAACAACTGAATTTAACATAACAGCAGTAATAGAAAAAACTTATTCATTAATAAATATTAATAAAGGAAAAAAAATATAAAAAAATAGTTGTTTATTAAATAACTATTCTTATATTTGTATCTAATTATTAACTTAAATTATTTAACTATGAAACATTTATTTAAAAGTTTAGCAGCGTTCCAACAAGAAGTTCCTGTTATTCACAAAGCAACACAAGGTTACGGTTACACCTACGCAGACTTACCGAAAATCTTTGAAGTAATTAATCCATTACTAAAAAAACACGGATTAGGGTTTACACAATTAATTAACGGCACACAAATAGCAACCTGTTTATTTCACGTTGAAAGTGCTGAAAGTATTGAAAGTAAAATTGATATTCCGCAAGGAGTAATTTTAAAAGGTATGAACGAGTTCCAAGTATTAGGAAGTGCAATTACTTATTTAAGACGTTACGCATTAAGTTCGATGCTTGGTTTAGTGACGGACAAAGACACCGATGCTTCTGGAGAACAAGTAAAACACGAACCAAAAAAGTCTACAATAGACAACGCACGTTTTCAAAAAGCTATTGACGCAATTAGCAAAGGAGAATATACAGTTGAAGAACTAACAACAAAGTTTTCTTTAACTGAAGCACAATTAAAAACGTTAGAAGTATGAAAATACGTTGTTCAGCATTGGGGCGGTTAATGACCGCTCCACGCACCAAGACCGAAACATTAAGCAAAACAGCAAAGAGTTACATCCAAGAACTTGTTTTAGAACACAAATTCGGAATTAAAAAAGAATTTAGTTCACGTTACACCGACAAAGGTTTACAATGCGAAGACGAAGCAATTAGTTTAGTAAACGATGTTTTAGGATTAGGGTTTATATTTAAGAACGAAGAACATTTTAACAACGAATGGATAACAGGAACACCGGACGTAAACACGAATGATGTTTTACTAGATATAAAATGTAGTTACGAAGCACACACGTTTCCGTTCTTTGAAGATGAAATACCTACAAAAGATTACTACTATCAATTACAGGGTTATATGTGGCTAACAGGAAAAACTGAAGCACTACTTTGTTATTGTTTAGTAAACACACCTTTAGAAATAGTTGAAGACGAAGTTAGGCGAGAACACTGGAAGCAATTTAAAATTGACGAAGACGCAGAGCTGCGAGAATACGTAGAAAAGAAACATAACTTCGACCACCTTCCAGAACAAACAAAAGTAAAAGTCTTTAAAATTGAACGTGATGAAACAGTAATTTGGGAAATACAAACAAAGGTTGAAGAAGCAAGAATTTATTTTAACAGTTTAATTGAAACAATATGAAAGAAAAAACAATAGCAATTATTTTAACTTTAATAGTTTACATTTTTGCAATAGTAGGATTTGTTAAATTTATAAGTTGGGCGGTATGAGCGCAAAAGAAAAAGCAAAAGAGTTATTTAATAAAATGCATAACGCGGACAATGTTAATGACAATTATCCGATGTGTTTTGATACAGCCAAACAATGTGCATTAATAGCCGTTGATGAAATGCTAGATTTTAGAAATGGTTTGTACATTAACGAGGGAAGTATAGCACACAAGTATTTATTAGACATAAAACAAGAAATAGAAAAACTATGAACATACAAATACAAGACAAAAACGTTTTAAGCGTAATGGCTAAATTTAAAGAACGTTCAGAAGCTGGAATAAAGAAATACCAAACAACGTTAGAGCGAACCGATTTAACAACGTTAGAATGGCTTACACACGCACAGGAAGAAGCAATGGACTTTGTTCTTTACTTGGAGCGACTAAAACACGAATATAAACAATCTAAATAAATAAAAATGGAAACAAGAAACAACACAGGTGCAATTTTTAAGAACGACAACAAAAAAGCGGAAAACCACCCAGACTACAAAGGCAAGGTAAACGTAAACGGCAAGGATATGGAAGTAGCTTTATGGTTGAAGACTTCAGCAAAAGGAGTTAAGTTTATGTCAGCTTCATTTAGTGAACCATTTGTAAAGAATGAGCGACAAATTAACGGAACTTTAAAACAACCAAGTTATATTAATTTAGATGCAAATGACGATTTACCGTTTTGATATGTACATACAAGACGAACAGTTACGCAAGGAATTAAAAAAGATTTTAGCTTTTAAAAAACGAAACAGCATAGTTAAAGAAATACAGGACAAAGGAAACAAATTCCACTTTTTCCAGCTTACAAACTTTCTACAGGGCAAAGACGTTTCACTTTCAACGCTTAAAAAAATAGATTACTTCGTAAACAGATAAAATTTTTAGATTAAAAACGTAGGCGCAGACTTAATTGTTTGCGCTTTTTTTGTTCTACACAACTAATTGTTAATAAATTTGTTTTGTTATTGTTGAAAAATTAATCATACATTTGCTTAATATCTAAACAATTAAAAATTGGAATGGTTAACTAAAGTTGCAAAACATCATAACGAATGGGTTAAAATGGTTAATCAATTTGGCGAATATTTCTTTGCTGAAGACATAGTTCAAGAAACTTACATAATGTTAATGAAGTGGAGTAGCGAAGAAAAACTATTTAAAGACGGAAACATAAGTAAGGGGTATATGTGGTTGGCTTTAAAAAATACTTTCCTTCAGCACGTGAACAAAAACAACAAAATCAAATTTATACCTTTAGACGATGTTTATAATTTAGCAGAAGAAAACAACACCGAAGAAAACGAAGCTTACAACGACTTGCTAAATAACGTAGATATTGAATGTGATAGTTGGCACTGGTACGACAAACAATTATTTGAACTGTACAAAAACACGAATAAAAGTTTAAGACAAATAAGTGCAGAAACAAACATAAGTGTAACAAGTATATTTAACACGGTTAAAACTTGTAAAAAACGAATTAAAAATAACATAGGTGAAGACTACGAAGATTTTATAAATAAAGATTACGAACTAATAAAAAAGAAAAAATGAAAAGTAAAGGATTAGGCGATACAATCGCAAAAATTACAGAAGTAACAGGAATCGATAAACTTGTTAAATTTATTGCAGGTGAAGACTGCGGATGTGATGAGAGAAAAGAAAAGTTAAACAAACTATTTCCTTATGCAAAACCGCTGTGTTTAACAGAAGACGAGTTTAACACGTTAGACGCTTATTTTAAGCAAAACACGAACACACTTACAAGCGATGAACAAACAAGTCTAATAGCAATTAACAACAGAGTACTAAACCAAAAATTAACCTTTAGCACTTGTTCAAGTTGTCTTCGTGATTTAGTAAGTAAGCTGCGAGTAATTTACAACGAATATACTCCAGAACAAACAGAAGATGCAAGTAGCGAAGGTTAAAATTAACAGCATAAAGACGAACCCAAAAAACCCACGTTTAATAAAAGACGACAAGTTTAAAAAGTTAGTCAATTCAATTAAAGAGTTTCCACAAATGTTAGAACTACGTCCAATTGTAGTAGATGAAAACAATATTATTTTAGGTGGAAATATGCGACACAAAGCTTGTATTGAAGCAGGGTTAAAAGAAGTTTTTATTGTACAAGCAAAAGATTTAACCGAACAACAAAAAGACGAATTCATAGTTAAAGACAACGTAGGTTTTGGAGAATGGGACTGGGATATTTTAGCGAATGAATGGGACACCGAAAAACTAACGGATTGGGGTTTAGACTTGCCGTTAGACGTAAGCGTTCAGGAATTAGAAGCCGAAGAAGACAATTACGAAATACCAAACGAAATAAATACCGATATTGTTTTAGGCGACTTATTCGAGATAGGCGAACACCGTTTACTTTGTGGTAATAGTACAGATAGCGACCAAGTGGCAAAGTTGATGAATGGAGATAAAGCGGATTTAATATTTACAAGTCCGCCTTATAATGCAAATGCTTCAGTAAACGGAAAAAAATTATATGAAAATAATAATTTAGATAATAAAACCGAAGAAGAATATCTGAAATTTTTAGATGAAATAAAAGATACATTTTATACTATATTAAAATCAAAAGGCATTATTTGTTGGAATATAATGTATAATAATAATTCAAGACAATCATTTATTAAAAATGTAAATAGGTTTATTGAATCGGGTTTATTATTAACTGAAACTATAATTTGGAAAAAAAAACGCTATACCTATTCCAAAAGGATTAGCAAGAGCATTTGAATTTATATTTGTTTTTCAAAAAGACGAATTAGATTTTACATATAAAGAAAAATATAAATATAGTGAAAATTTTTGGGAAATTTCAAACGCTAAAACACAAATAGAAAGTCACAAAGCTTGTTTTCCTGTTGAACTACCTTCACAAGGCATAAAATTATTTACTACTGAAAATATGATTTTATTTGAACCATTTACAGGAAGCGGAAGTACAATGGTTGCTTCACACCAACTTAAACGTAAATGTTACGGTATGGAATTAGACCCAAAATACTGCCAAGTTATAATTGACCGAATGAAAAAACTTGACCCGAGTTTAGAAATTAAACGCAACGGAGAAATTTTAAATTAACAGAACAAAAACAGAATGAGTAAAGAAGATTTAATACCATTTAAGCAAGGCGAAAGCGGAAACCCTGCTGGACGTCCGAAAGGAAGTAGAAACCGAAGCACAATAGCACGTCTTTGGTTAGAAACAACACAAAAGGCAAAGAACCCAATAACAGGCGTTGAAGAAACTTTAACACAAGAAGATTTAGGAACTTTAGCAATGGTTAAAAAAATGCGGAACGGCGATGTTTCAGCATACAAAGCACTTATGGATAGCGGTTACGGTGCGCCTGTTCAACAAATAGAACAAACAAATATAGAACTTCCATTATTTCCAGACGTTAAAATAGAAGACAATGAGTAATTATAAAAAAATACAAGGTTTTGATTATGCTGTTGATTGCAACGGAAACATAAAATCTTTGAAGACTAATAAGAATTTAAGTTTAGTAACAAACAATAAACGCAAACCTTACAAAAGAGTAGGTTTAACAAAAAATGGAAAAAGGTATTTTTTTTTAGTTCATAGATTAGTTGCTGAAGCATTTATTTTAAACCCAAACAACAAACCATTTATAAACCATATAAACGAAAATAAATCAGACAATAATATAAATAATTTAGAGTGGGTAACTAATCAAGAAAACATAAGGCATTCTAATTTAAAAAAAATTAATCAAATTGATTTAGAAGGTAATTTAATTAAAGTTTGGAACGCTTTATTTGAAATAAAAGACAGTAAGCTTTTTAATATTTCAAAGATTTCAGAATGCTGTAATAAAAAAAGAAAAATAGCATATAACTATAAATGGGAATATGTTAATACGGACGACTGCAATTAATAAAATCTTATCGTTAAAAAAAAGAATTAAAATAATTCAAGGCGGTACTTCAGCGGGTAAAACTTTTGGGGTTATTCCTATTTTAATTGATATTGCAATGAAGTCTAATGATTTAGAAATTAGCGTAGTTGCCGAAAGTATTCCGCATTTAAGACGTGGAGCGTTAAAGG